CCGGAAAAGAAAGAATACATAAAGTAAACTACACACCAACAAATATAAATCATGATAAAGACCCTCCCTAGGTAGCCGTACCACCAGGCACAGTTAAGCTGTTTAACGTCAAAGACAAGCCGCTACGCATCACACCTAGGCATTATCATGTATTTGAAGGGATTTTTGGAATAGAGGTGGATTTAACGTGGTGTCCGTTTCCACGAGTACACACACTTACGCCCAAGGAGCGGTGGAATTATAAATAACAGGAGCAATACGAGAAAAGTGAAAATTATACTGAGACATATTGGCATTCCAAGCAGTACCAGCAACAGTAATAGTCAAATTTGCTGTCGCAGCAGTAACCTTAACACAACCATAAGTAGCACCAAAACTGATGCCAACTTTAGGAGCAGCAGCACTAACAGTACCTCCAGAAGCTATTGCAAAAGCATAGTTCGTACAAGTACCAGAGGACCACCCAGTGTTAGCAGAAACATAATAAGTACCATATGGAATAGTAAAAGTTAATACAGTAGCAGATGTCCATTTACCAGAGACAAGTGCAGGCCCAACAACTGTAGTCTGGTCAGGAGAAAGACCAAGTGTGTTGCCAACAGTAGGTGTTGCAGTGCCGGAAAAACCTTGTGTATTAAACAATGCTTGTTGAGGTTCAATAAGCTCACACTCATAGTGTACATACAAATCGGCTACATTAACTGCAGCAGACAGAGTAGCACCATTAGAAATCTGATCAGTATAAACAACTAATTGACCAAGATCAATCAACTTATAATCTGAAGATGAATGTGTACCAGTAAACCTATAAACATTATCACACTTAACCTGCATAGCAACAGAATCCCAAGGCATGGACTCAGAATGTTCAGTGAGAGCATAAAATTCTTGACGATCTTGTGGAACAGGATCAGAAGAATCATAATCAAACCCAACACCCAATCTACCGTTATAAGCAGTAGAAAGAAGTGACACAGCCGAAAAAGATAACTTCCGGAACTTATACTTCTCAAAATTAGTAGCCATAGTAGATAACCAAGGGTACAAAGTTGCAACACCAGGATTACATCGATAACCCAGACAAGTGAAAGGAGTAACATTAGAAGAAGGAGTGCCAGATGTAATAGAACCAATCATTTCAGAATGAGTAATAGTAGTAACACCATTAATATTCTTAATAACAGGTTTAGATCTAGCAACAATTCGATGGGCAACAGAGACAGGAGCAAGAGAGGTACCACTAGCAGCAATATTCCGAGGAACAGGTTGCGTAGTGTTGCCGAGTCGAGCTCGAATACCCTTAGGAGCATTTGTGGTCCTGAGAAACTTATTCTTAACTTTAGCCATTAAAGAGTTGTAATCAACGTTCTTACCAGCTTTATAAAGAGCCTTTGCAGTAGCAATACACACGGGTGTAGTCAACACAGGTGGAATGCCAGTTTTAAGTGCAATAGCTTGAGCAACCTTAGTGCAAAGCAATTCTAAAGGAGTGGCAATAACAGTGGGAACAACTTCCAAGGCTTGATTCTTAGGAGGAACAGGAACAACAGCAAGCTCGTCAGGGTAAGTAATAATTGGCTCTGAACGCCGCATAGAAGGAATCTTAGGTTTAGATTGGGTTAAACTAAAACCAGCCGCTAAATTATTATACAAACCAAGGGCGCCTAAACCAGCAAGAAACGCCGTTGTAAAAGAGTTGAGTATGGGATCCCTGCAACTCACACAGAGACTGTTCATCTTGAGCTTCCTGATGAAGGATAGAGCCGTGCAGTCGTTCGGCATTCTGTATAGCACGTAAATAAACGTTTTGGTCTGTTTAAAGCTCAAGACCCCATAACCATTTAAAATGGTAAATCCCTGGCAACAGTTGTAAAAACTGTGCCAGGTTCGAAACTGAACTTAAGGCCGTCATAATACTCCTCAATTATCATCTGTTCCTCAGGAGTATATCCAAATGAATCATAAAAGGAAGCACGAGATTCAGCTGAAACAGGGCCGAAATCTCTATCCATCCCATCACTTAGATGACGTGAATACCACGATAAATAATCCTTATGTTCAGTTCCTGGTTTACCATACCTGACATAACTCTTGTAAAAATTCTGGAGCATAGGCAGACCTCCAGTCATACGAAGTCCACCTGTCCCAACAGAATACATCCAATTTGCTAACTGTCTTTTAGATTGATACGGCATCAACATGGTTGTATCCTTAGCAAAACATGCAATGGGATTACGAACCATAATCCATCGTAAACCATCATAAACAGGCTTCGTTTGACAGAATTCTATTTTGCCAAATTCATAAACAGGCTCCTCTATTTTCATATTGAAGCCCATATCATGAAACCAGTCAAAAAGTCCATCAGAAAAAGCAGCAAAATCAGATGACTCAAGAAATACCACACAGTCATCCCCATTATTAGCAAGTTGAACATTCAGTTCCTTCTCCAAGGCATAAGCTTTGATCATTGTACACATCAATATACAATTACCAAGGCTAGTATTCATATCACCAGACATACGTGTCCCAACAGTGGTATATTTTAACTTACCATCAGGGGCATATCCAGTACAATGATTCACTAACTGCCAAGAAAGAAGTCGCTGTAATTTCTTCTTGTGTTTTAACTGGGGGAAACAACGTTCATAAATAGAATGCTC